AAGCCCTTTGATGTTTGTTTCAACAGATTCAAAATCGGTTCGTGCGGGGGCACTGTCCATATACGTAACCGCAATAACATCCACGCTTTCACTTTTGATCATGCCGCCGCGTTCACGATCTTCAAAAATGGCTACCGAATTGGCTATGCGCATAGCCAATTCAACCTGCGCGCGTTTAACCCGCCGCGGAATTTCATCGTAGGGTAAATCATATTCATCCTCATCTACCACATCAAACCTCGGCCACGATAATGATTGATCACGATTCACCCGGTATCCGCGCCAACGTGTGGCGTATTTGCAATCCAACGCCGCCGCGCCCGCGCGCAAAACCATGTCTTTCCGGTTATCGTTCAAACCAAGGAACGCCGCCGCGTTCGCGTCATATTCACCGTAGTAATCCTCAACAAATGTTACGGCATCCGCACGCGAAATATACGAATTCGCATTTGCTATCACTGCGCCGGTTTCAACGATTAACGCCATTTTAAATTACCCCGCGTGACTTTGCTTTCGGTATACTCATGCTCTTTTCCGTCGGTACTTGGATTCCAACCGCGTTGAAATCAGCTGTTATCGAAACACTCTTTTGCGTAGAATCCGGTGTCGGAGATGGAAACGTTTGTACGGCTAATTCCTTTTCAGGAATAGTCACCGTTGTTTTTACGGCCATTATCATCACCCCTTTCCGATAGGCTATTGGTTAACTACGCTTAATTACCCCACGGACGATACAACGCGTTAGGATCATTAGCGTACTGAATGCAAATTTCCGCATCCGTGGCTTCCAATTGGATACCATGTACTAACCGCGGCGGAAAATTAAACTGAATAAATTCCGTTTTGTTGGCTTCATTCTTCGCGCTAAAGACAAGCTTCGTCGCATCACCCGCTAGGGTTACCCGCGCCGTAGCATCGGCTACCGCCGCCGAATTTCGAACTACCACGGCAGAAGTAGCATTGTTCAACGTGTAGCCAATCGCAAGAAGATACTGCCGACTCGACACAACTTGCTTTGTCGTTCCGGTCACTTGCCCCGCCGCGTACGTATTTGTCAACGCGTCAAACGACGGACCGGAATGTAACAGGATCACATTCTGTGCTTTTGCGGGATCATTACCGATACCGAGAATCACGGCAAAAACAAACACCCCTACCAAAATCGCGAAAGAAATTTTTTTAAGTTTCGTGTTCATAAGATTTCTTTCCTTTCTGTTTTTTATTTTCCCACATACCGCGGCATTTTGCATATGCCTCCGGTCCCTTCATACCTTGCTTTTCTTTCATGACGATTGGAATACAAGCATTCATGAAAGCATCGAAAGTTTTATACTGCTTTGGATCGGGCATTTGATCACCTCAAAAACTCACGTGTAACAATCGGCCTATTAAACTTTCGCGTTCGTCGCTTGCCCTAGCTACAATACCGTAATCTAATAGACGCGTTACAATTTGATCATTCGTCAACGCTTGAATCGCTACGCGCATCGAAACAAGTTGATCCATTACCTTTGGATTATGCAATTCCTTAGCAATATCCGATTGCGTTTGCCCATCTTTTCCGTTCCAATTCGTCAATTCATCATTCAATATACTAGCGTCATGGCAATAATTTCCGTTTTCTCTTGCTGGGACTGGAACAACATCCGCAAGCCCCGATGGACGATTTGCCAACAACGCGCCGATCAAATGAATCCACGGTAACCCGTTCCGAATTTCTTGAACATTCCACTGACAATAAGCCAAGTCATGCGCCCATTGTTGCCGATCCGGTTTTTCCGGATTCTCGATTTGAGCGATATCATGACATGCCAGAGGATCCGCCATTGTTCGCCGAAACGTAAACACCGGTATACCATAAATCAACGCTTCCACGGCTATATTCGAATCGTATGTAACTACGGCATGCGCCGCGGATAGGTCTTCAATCAACGGCCTACGTGATATCAAACATCCGCCGGGCAATCCGCTAAGCGTCTTATCCCGTGGGTGTGGACGTAAAATCAACTGCCGATTTGTACGTTGTTGTAATTCCGCAATAATACTGTGAAAAAACGCTTGCCGGTCTTGCCCGTCATATGCCGATACGTGTTGATGCGCGATAAGGATCGGATCATCTTTTTTTGATTCACGCCACGGCATAAACTGAATGTTCAACTTTGTCCACCGGTCACCGGGCATCATACGAATTACGTCACCATACGCATGTAGCCCGTTTCGCGTGACGGCGAAATGCGCTCCGGGCTTCCATCCACGGTGAACGAATCCATCGGAAAAAGCAATCGTCGGTTTTTTCAAATGCGTATGATCCTCGTGGATTGTATTGATTAGATTGTTCCAACCAATCGTAATCAAACAGTCACACGGTTCATATGCGTTGTACGCGCCAAAATACCGCCAACCAATAGAATGACCATTTTCCGTTAGCCATGCGGCCAATTGCATTATAATCGCGTGTGACCTTGACGGTTCGCCCGGAGTATAAGCCAAGATGCGCATGAGAGGAGCCTTTCATTGCTTTTGCGTTTTGTGCACTACGGAATTAACCAGACCATTTCACATTCAGCATCACGCCCAGCGTATCCTTATCGTCGGTTACAACTTTATTCCATGACGCCGATGCCGCTAAGGTAGAATCCGTAGGGTTTGCCCCTTGTGTCGTGACGTACTCCATTCCACGCAATCCAATGTTAAACGCATATTCCCCTTGCCAACGGATAACCAAATTAGCCAATCCGGTAACAGGGGCAAGCACAGCGTCCTTTTCTTCGGATTCTTTCAATTGAATTGCGTTTTGCGTCAAGCCCAAAACATGGTACGTGTCATCCGCCGCGCTTGACGGTTCATTCAGCGAAATCAGCGCGCTTGAATCCGTAATGATCGTTGGTTTCCCAAGCGTTGGCGTCATCCCTTCCGCAACCGACACATCCGCCACATTCACGATCTTATCAGTAATGGCTTGCCCGACAAGATCAAAAAAGATACGCGAATGCATTACCCACGCAACGATACGTGACGCGCGGTCACCAAATAGCGCCAACGTTTCCAGCAATTTCTTATGGGTAATGGTTGTGGTAGCGTAGTTCTTGATCACGCCGGTTGACTTGACAGCCGCAACCGCACTACGTATCGCGGTATCTACATAATCCACCGCGATAGCTGCGCCCGCTTGCTGTCCTAAAATCATAGACAACTCTTCCGATGTTTCCGCGATTTTTCGGAATGCGTCCTTTGTTTGCGCCACGGGTCCGATGCGCCGGTTCACCTTAACTGCGATATGCTCTTCTTGTGTCAACGCTTTATCTGAAACAGTAGCGATTGACGTAGTGTCCCGCCGTTGAATCAAACTTGCGATTGTTTGCATGAATGACGCTTTTTCATATTCCCCTTTTACGCGTTCGGGGGTTAACACAATCGCGTTATTTGATGCCGCATTGAACACCTGTGCGTTTTGGAGTAACACCTCGGTTAAACCCGTGTAGTATTGTTCATCATAAATAATGAAATCAGAAGCTTTACCAATGCCCATGATTTATAATACCGCCTTTCAATTTACGTTGACGGGCGAATATCCGGTAACGCGAAGTATTCGTCCGATGCTTTCTTTCCATCCCCGCCGTTTCGTAATTTCAGATACGCAATAAATTTAGCCTTCATTGCAGTACCCCGCAAATCCGATTTATAACGTATACCCGCAAATTCACCATCAAACATGCCTATTTCTCCGTTGCTTGCTTGACGGGGATCCGCGGATCCGCCGGTTGCCCTTGATCCTTCAAAAACAAAACCGTAGCGTTTATCGGCTTTCATTTCTTCAATCAATTCATCCGGGCTTTTGTACACCCCAGTATCTTTTGTCGATAGTTCAAAACTGCCCGAACCATCGTCTTTCAATACCCGCGTAGCCACGTTTCCCGTATCGCCGCGTACCGCGATAACGCGCGTTTCCAAAAACGCCGTTACCATCGGAATAGCCTCTTGACGAACTTTTGCGTTAATTAACGCGCGCGTTATCGCGCCGGACTTAGCATCACGCAATAGTGTTTCTTCAAACTGTTTGATTTGCGCGTCTTTTTCGTTCAAGCGCTTATCGTACTCGGCCTGTAATTCTTCCTTAATCCTCGCAACGTCCGATTCACCCGCTTTCGATTTTTTAACGGCTTCAAGATCACTTTCGAGTTTAGCAATTCGTTGTGCGCTCATGCGCGCCTGCGCCGGATCCACACCCTCAAATTGTTTTAACTCACGCTGTAGCTTTTCTTTTTCCGCTAATGCCGCATTACGGTTTTGAATCAAACCGGCCACACGGTCATCTTTTTCATCACGCACTTCCAAAACAAAACCCCCGTTTTCACGGGCTTTGTAATGCGCCTTTTCCGCGTCCGCTAGACCTTCTAACGATTCACGTATGTATTCGAGTACCATGATTCTAACCCCCTGGGTTTAAAATTACCCGGTTTGGCCCGGCCTTTGCTTACAAGTATAATTCATATTTCAGTTCTTTACAAGATTATTTCGAAAAGTCAAGCGGCCTGATTGCTTCCGCGGGGGCGCGTTGGAATCCGTGATCCCCTGGAAACGGTTTTGTGTGATCCCAATAACCGTTAAAAATTTGCGCAGGAATTCCCCGCGGGAACGCTTGACAGCTAGGCGGATTTGTTTTAAAAAATATCCGCGCACACGCTTGGCATTGACGCGATTGTAAAGACTCTTGATGCTTTGCATTAATATCGAATGTCATGATTCTAACCTCTCAAAAACACGATCTAAAATCCGGTTATACGCCGGATCAATTAAATCAGCCCGGCCCATGTATCGCGTCGCAAACGATTCTGCGAATAACTCTTGCGCATTAGTTTCCGCGTAGCTTGTTAACACCGTCCGAGCCAATTGCCCACGATAACCATTCGGTTTAATTGGGCGCGCACCCGGTTTTAAAAATTCCAGTTGGAATGTCGCATTTAATACAGCCTCTAGCGGCGGATCAACTAAATATTCAAACCCCGTAGAAACGTTCCATTGTTGATGGATATGATGACCGTATTCGTGTAATAACGTATTTTCCATTTCGCGATATTCCGGAAAAAAATTCTCCGATGTCCAAGGACGACTATTGATATCATCCCCTAATTTCCACGTGGATGTATTCGCATCGGCTAATGTATTCGTGTCCTTCGGATCCATTTTCCGTAATATATTTAATTCATCTTTCAAGCGTTTCAACTCCGCTTCCGAACGGGCTTTGATTTCTAGCCATGCCGCAATGTCCTCTTTATCTTTGGCTTTACGGGCTTCCGCAAGTCCGTAGACAATGTTCCCATCCGGCCCCAAATCAATTTCCAATGAGCGTACACGCGTTTCACGGACTTCAATTCCGCGCGCTACGGTATTTAACCGACGTTTTCTTGCGTAAAAATTAAAATCCCTCGCGTTAACATTCAGTACACCATCACCCATTGACGCGCATGCCGCTCCCTCTACATTCTCCGTAACACCTTGCAACATAGGCATTTTTAATTCTTTCGATAACCGTCGTAAATGAATAAGCTGTTGATTCAAATCATTCTGCGCGTCAAGCGTCAAATTCGGCAACTTATACGCGCCAAATTCTGTGACATCTCCTTTAAACCGTTTAAACGGCTTTCCATCCTCACGGCGAAGATAAAGCGGATCATTCAATCCCTCTTCAATTAAAAGCTTACGCAACGCCTCCGCTTCCTCTATTGTTGCCGCCGGTACAAAATCCTTTTCATGATCCGGAATAACAGAAACTTTTTCCCGCTTAATTTCCTTTTTCTTTTCTTTCGTCTCTTGGCTTGTTGTCTTGGTTTTTCCTGTTGTCTTGGCTATTAATTCATCCAAGGTCAACGGCCTACCGTATTGATCCACCAATTCACGCAGATTCTTGATCTTCCCCTCCTTCCATAATCTATACCGCCCTGCGCCTAACGCTTCGATTTGCCGCGCGGTTGACTGCGTTTTTAGCCATGTGTTAAAATTAATATCCCGCGATACTTGCCCATTCATCGATGCCTGTGTATTCGCGCGTATCGTAGCTATTCGCTCTTTACTAAACCCGCGTGCCGCTAAGCGTTCTTCAAACCGTTTTCGGAATGATTGCTCTTTTCCATCTACCTTTATTTTTTTTCCTGATAATTCTTCCCACGATCGAAGCACAGGAACCAATGTACTCCGGCATTGCCAATGCCGCGGGGGCCCTTCGTGCCGCGCGCCGTCACGAGTGAGATTAACAAAAGGCAAAGCATCGTCAATCGGTTCGTATTCAACACTATTTCCTTGTGTAACCATCTTCCATTGATTATTCGAATAAGCCATACAGATAGGTGTTGTGCGCGTATCTAAAGTAGACCGTTGTTGAACACCTTTCATGATATCGGATTGTTCTTCATACGCGTCACGCCGCGCCCGATTCGCGATGGTTTGCACCGATGTGCGGACTATCGCATTCGCCTGTGCCCGCGTAACCGGCATAATTCCATCCGTAAAATTCTTCTTTTGTGTTCCGCGGATCCGCCGCGCAAGTTGATCCGTGGTTTCCCCGGCTAACACCCCCGCGCGAATGGTGTCGGAAAATCTCGTTTGTAAATCCTTCGACTGCCGCGCCCACCAATCCGCCGATGGTGCGCCTTGAATCAAAGTTGTGTCCAATACACGTTTAATATACTTATCATCAACGGCTACCGTCATCACGGATGCCCCAATATGCTTGTTCAATGTATCCGCAAAAAACTGTTTTTCCAAGCGAGTAACCGCCGCCAATGCGTTCCGTTGATCTTTCGTGATCCGCTTATACGCCGTTGCAATCGTGGCGCGCGTTTGGCGCAGAAGCGCTTCTAATCGCGCCGTAGTAAACGTTCCCACCTTACCGCGTTCCGTAATCTGCTTACTCAAATCGCGTTCCAACTGCTTTAATATCTTCAATAATTTTTTCTGTTCACTTACGGAATAGCGTTCAAGATCGATGGTACGGGCGATAAAATCGTCCGCTATATATTCGTTAACGTCGGTTGACATTGTCTACCGTGTTCCAATCCGCGGGTATACCATACCGCTTGCGCCTTATCCAATTCACCGCCGCATTTTGTACACCGGCATTTTGTATCGGGAATGTCCATAAAATCATGACCATCACACCCGTTCAATCGTTGTTGATTTGCTTTCATTTCTTCACATAAAGCCCGCGCATCTCTTGCGGCCTGTTCATTGTCGCATGTTGCCGCTTCCTCTATAACCGTTTCACAAAAGCGTTCTTTACATTCGGAGTAAAAACACATTTTCCATAAGTCGAATAATGCATTCAACCGCCGGATCGGCGCGCGTATCCCCAACACCTATTGTTGCATTCGCCATGATCGGCGCAAGTAATACGTGCGTGGCTTCGTGAAACGCAACACGATCTAACGCCGCGCGTGTTGTATCCACGGCTCGCGGGGGTTTCAACGTGCTAATGGTCACAACAGCAAAATTACCCTCCGTGTTACATTCAACGTTCGCAGAAACCCCATCATCCAAACGCTTTGCGCCAACATAATATTTATAACCCTTTAAACCGTAAAAATCATATGCCCAAAAAAGAAACCGATCACGAAAAAACGAAACATCATCGTCATACCAAAATTCATCATTCAACGGGTATTCTATGAGTATGCTATTCATTTTGCGCCCCTTCCTCTGGCTTACCGCCGGATTCGAATTCTTGCGGAAGTTCATTCGCGGTCAATACAATCTCATCCATGATATCAATATCCTCACCGAGAAGACCGCGCCGTTTCATTTCTTGTAAAAAGGCCTCTTGTGTGATTTGCTTGGATAAGCGCATTTGCAATAGGATTTGCGCTTCTTGATAAGCGTTCGCACTAATGCCAAAATCGTGATAAATGCTAATGTCCCCTACTGTATCATCCTCTAGCCCCATCCATCGCGCCGTTATTGTATACGCTTGGCTAAGCGCATCCGTAAAACGAATAACGGAGTTTTGTAAATCGCTTGTTTCCTCATCAGTGTTCAAGACTTTTTCCGTTGCTGTAACTTGCGCGCGGCCACGGACAAGAATTTCCGCGCCCATGACGCGCATCCGATTTTCAATCGTTTCCAAATCGACGCGCCCGGCATCGATCGATGAACCGCTATGTTCTATGTAGCTAAGCGATGAACCCTCCGGCCCCTTGATCCATCGTGATGCGCCTATCTCCAAATCATCATCATCATGAAATCCGGATCCGAATAAAATCGGAACCCGCGCCACATGCAAAATATTCCGCTGATCGCTTGAACTTTGCCAATGCTCTATATTCATATAAGCCAAGTCAAGCAGTTTTGGCTTTGTCTTGAAAAAGCCATAATCCGTACCAATCGAAACGAATACTATAGGAATAAAAGTTAATGGCTTCTCAAACGCATCCAAACTTACACCGGCATCAATTACACCCCATACCCCCGAATTCGGATTCTTTTCATACAAGGTGAACGTACCCGGTTCCAATACCCGTACCCGTTCCGTTTTGACTACGCCAAATAACCCGGAATCTTGTGACGCCGTTTCACGAATACGGACCTGCGTTGGAATTTCAACACCATTCACCAATGCCGAACGCCAACCGATAACGTCATATGCGGAAACGTATTTCCAATACGGGCGCAAATTCATATCACGCTCTTGCTCTAAACTCGGCGCGTCTTCTTGTGTACCATGCAAATCCGGACGTTTAGGATGATCGATCAAAATAAACGCGTGACCATGCGCCAACGCACCTTCAAATACCGCGCGCGTGAATACGTCAATATTGCTTCCTTGTAAATCGATATTTTCATTAAAAGACTCTAACTGGGCATTGAACCCGTTAAACACAATTGGACGTGAAAATGGCCTGCCTGTTGAAACTTTCACCGTAGTGCCATAAGCATTGAATAGCACGGATCTTATTAAGCGAAAATCATACGCCTTTGCGCTTTCCGCCGGTTCCCGCGGCAAGAATTTTTCCGCCGCCGCGCGCATCGTTTCTGTCCCACCCATTAAAGCGCGCGTCATTTCCCAGCGTTTATTCATTTCGATAACGTCATCCGTTGGATCATTCACAACGGCATACGGATCTTTCACTTCATTGATTGGCTGTCGAATATGATGTGTTACGTTTTCCGCTTTAGGTAAGCTTGACCGCAGATTTGATCCTACCGTTTCAGTTCCCATTTTGAACCTCATTACGTGATATACAATTCGCCCATTTGCGTTTTTGAACGTAAAACCGGAAACTCACTCCAAACCAAATAACCAAGGGCATCCGGCAAGTGATCCAAATTCAATTCCTTATTCGGCGCATTTGTCCCTTCTTTATATGTCAATCCATCCAAACAACGAATCAAGCGTTTACAGCGCGGATGAATTAATAGCTTACGTTCGCCCGCGGCATTACATAATAGCGTATTTACCGTGTTCAATCGATCAATTACACGCGGCGCGGCCCTCGGCGCAATCACCTCAAATCCAGTATTCTGTAAAATCGTATAATCGGTAACGCCTATGCTTGCCGCGGTCTTCCGCGCGCGGCCACTCGGATCGGGAAACGTACGAACCAACCGAAACGGAATCGCGCTAGATTGACCTATCTCTTTCAATAGCGCATAGTTAGGATCATCAACCGGTAACCGCCCATATCGTTCCTTTATAATCTGTGCAAGTTCTTCCGTGTTTGAATTCGGAATTTCAATTTCATCAAAGATATGAAGTTGGTCCCCCGCGCGGTTACCAATAACCGCGGACATAGGATCAACATTAAAATCAATACCGATTAAGACATCCCCTCCGTTATCCTTCGCCCCTTCCCACACGCTCAAATTTCTATCGAATTTATAATATACCCGCCCGGTCAATGTTTCGAACGAAGCTTCGTATTCTTGCCGAAAAATTCTTGGATCCGTTTCCCGCCGTGCAAGTTCCAATTCCTCATAAGGGATATAGCCGCCTTGCATAGAGGTATATTGAAACCCGCGCCATAATCTGGAATCCGGATCACCCGTAGCAATACCCCGCATGTACGCGTCGTAAAGATGATTATAACCTTGCGGTGTGCCTATAAAAAGCGCTTTCCCGCATGTCGTAGTTAACGTAGGTCGGATCACGGCTTCCCATGCGTCTTTTTTAATATTCGCATATTCATCAAAAACAACGAATGACAACCCTGGCCCCCGTAAACTATCAGGATTATCCGCTCCTTTCAGCGATATCTTAGCGTAGTTTTTTAGCGTAACCGTCAACTCCGCTTCATTGATTTTATGTATCCATTCCCGCGGAATAATCTCTTTTACGATATCCCACGCTATTTCCTTCGCCTGTTTATACGTCGGCGCAACGTACCAACATTTCGCCCGTCGGTCATTCGCCGCCGCGGTCAATAACGAATACGCCGCTAAGTACGTTTTGCCAAACCTCCGCCCGGCAACCAAAACCACGAAGCGGACCAATTCACTCGCAAACAACGCCGCGTATACATTACTTGCCTTTTGCTTCAAAATCAACCGAATGATTTTACGTGACATTTGCTTTCGCCTTATTTAATAGACTGTTGTATACACGTTCCCAATCCACAAAGGAAAAGATGAAAAATATTACATTGATAAATGGCATCCGTGCTTCCATGCAATTCGCAAACAGCTTATCAACTTTTATCTTAAACATATCTAGCGATGCGCAATCCGCGAGTAATGCTTGCGCCGTCACGTTGTCAATCGATCGTATAAGCAGATTCGTGTAGACATCGCGGCGCGCTTTTT